AATGCTTTATCAAAAGTTCATACGGAACTTCCAAAGCACTTCCTATCTGTCTTAAAATGCTTGTAACAAAAGGGTCAAATTGAGCATTAGGTCTTCCTGGATTTGTAGCTTTTGCCTTTTCTCCTGGATTAAGTCCTACAACCATTCCTGGTGCGAGTTCTATAGTAGTTTCATCTTCCGAATCTACCAGTAAATCATTTTCGACTGCTTCAAGTTCGCCTACATCAGCACCACTCGAATTTTCGGCTTCACTTTCAATAAAAATTGCATACATTCCACTTATGACTGCCGCCATTAGTTCAGCTTCAGTATAATTTCCAAGCTGTTTTAGATTTTCGATAACTGGTGATAATATTGGTATCCCCCTTACCTGTTCAGGTCTTTCAGCAAATAACAAATGGATTATATTTTTTTGATTTTCACTTCCATAAACTTTTATAAGTTTCTCACTTACTCCCCCAGTTGCGTCTAATGGATGTTCAGATGAAACATAATAACCTTCAATTCTTCCATTTTTGTCTATTTTCACACCTTCGACTACGCTTTTATCTGAAATCATATTATTTGGAGTATATATTCTGTCAGGCTCTAAAATTTCTAATTTTAAACTGTATGGATTTTTTGGAGTTTCAAAATAATTCAATTTTATAAAACATTCTCCGTTCATCAATACTGTCAAAAATACAAGTTCCTGAATCTGATAAAAATTCATAGTTCCTAAATTATCAATCTTATCTTTAGACCAAAGCTCAAATTCTTTTTCTATCAAACTTTCTATAGTTTCTGCCTCTTCATCACTAATACCTATTGTCTCATTATCAATAGCAGACTTTAATTTTAATCCACTCCCAACAACATTCGTATTAATAGTTTTTAATGCTCCAGTAGCAACAGAAGTTCCCATGTACAAATCTCTCGAACGTTCAATCAGCTTTTTACGATTTTTATAAATGTCCTTCTTCACTCCGCCACCAGCACTTTGCCAGCCTAACATTGACTTTTTAGTAGTCGAAGCACCGTGATTTGAATATCCAGTATTCAGAATTTCCAGTTTTCTTCTTGCTTGAAATCTTTTAAGTCCTTTTTCCGGGTTAAACACTGTTATTAATTTATCAATAAGATTCATAAAACACCTCCTTTTCTACTAAAGATTTCTAGGAACGCCTCTTCTTACCCTTCTGTTTCCGTTACTATTTATTTTTTGAAGTTCATTTTCCCAATAAGCTCTTCCTTTTCTTATTGCATCTATTCCCATTCGTGTAAGTTCCCTAGTTCCAATTTTATAACTCGTTCCTGCCAAAGCTGCCCGTTCGGCTTTACCGTATTCAACAATCATTTCCAGAATATATTCTCTTGAATAATTTGATTTTCCCATTTTCTAAATTCCTTTCGACAATATTTTTCTTTTTGTTTGCACTTTTGGTCTTTCTGTAACATCAATCAAATATTTTTTACTCAAATCAGGATTAGCTATTTTTAACGCAGCATAAGCATAATTTCTGATATCCAACGGTTCATTCCTTTTAGTTCCTGTAACAACCCACTTAGTTTTTCTTACTCCTTTTTCAAAAGTTGTAATCTTAACTTCTGCAGTCAATCCTTTAAAGTATGTTTCATCATATCCTCTTTCTACATTATCCGGAAAATGCATATATCTTGGTCCAGGTAAATCAATTCTCAATCTGGCCATAATAGTTTCTTTCCCAGTATCAGTATTTAATACAAATAGCGAAATTTGTCCTTTATTTGTTTTAGTTGGTCTTGTAATAAACGGCTTACCTTCCACACTTCCACCTTTTACTCCAAATATTCTTTTAATTTCACGAGGTTTCACAAATCCGTAAGTTGACATTGTGTGATTTCCTCCTGTGTCAATACAGGTGCATATTATTTTTATTTTCTGTCCGTTAGAATAGGTAAATTCAGTATCCAAGAATCTCTCAAGCTGATTCCACACATGAGTTTCTGCAGGATTCCCTATGAATACTTTATAATAAATCCCCCAGCTTTCTTCATCAGTTCCCCAGCCTACAACTTCACATTCCAATCTATCATCTTGAACATCAACTCCCGCAGTCAAAACGTTTACTTTTTCAGGAATTTCGCAGCCATAATGTTCTTTTCTGTGAGATATTTTTTCAAAATCCATTTTATCTCTTTTTTCCTCAAAAGTTTCACCTAATGCAGTATTAGTGAAAACCTTCATAAGTTGAACATCGCCTTTAGATTCCTTGAATTTTTTTATTATACTTTTCCAAGTCGAAAAAGGACTATACAATTCACTAATATGAAATCCTCTTACTGCTTTCGGATCAATTTCAACATTTCCTGCAATCCATTCTCCTTCTTTCATATTTTTTTTCCATTCGTATTCACTTGAAACTTCAAGACAATCTTGACATTTGTGTCCAATATTTTCAAAAACGATATTTTTCCATTCCAATCTTTGCATTGTTCCACATTTTGGACAAGGAATATAATATTCTTCCTGTGTACTGTTTTCATACTCCTGTTCTATTCTTGATTCCCCTCTTACTGTTGGTGTACTTGTTAAAACAATTTTTTTGTTCCAAAATGTTTTTGTTCTCTCAATTGCTAAATTTAACGGATCACCTTCACCCTTTACATCATTTGGAAATCTATCAATCTCATCTGCCAATAATATCCGTATTGGCCTACTCGCAAGTTCAGCTGCTGAATTACTTCCAGTTAAAATAATATATCCACCTGGAAAATCTTTTTGAGTTTTAGTATCTCTTGATGTTTCATTTTCGATTATTTTACTTTTTAATTGTGGTGTGCTAAGTATCATGTCATTTAATCTTGTTGTTGCAAAATCTTCTGCCATTTTTTGAGTCGGCATTAAAAACATTATAGGAGCAGGGTCATAATCAGCATGATATCCAAAAGTATTCAACAAAAGTTCTGTTTTGGATAATTGAGCTCCATACATCATTATTACTTTTTCTGTTTGTTTATCAGATATTGCTTTCATTACTTCTCTCTGAAACGGTACTCTATCAGTATTCCACCTACCTGGTTCCGCAGAAGTTTTGGAACTTAATATTCTATAATTGTCTGCCCATTCATCAATCGTTAATTTTGGCGGTGGCTTTAATACCGAAATAATTTTTTTAAACAAATTATTTGCTTTTTTTAGGTCTGCCTCTCTTTTTCGGATTGTCATTTTTCTCTTCCTTTAAATTTTTTTTAATTGATTTAGTGTTTGAATTCTCTTCATCCTCATCTTCATCAATATAATTTTTACTTTTAAACATTTCAGGACTATATTCACTTAATTCTGTCAAAGTATCAGATATTCCTGTTAAAATGATGTCCTGTATTTCTCCCAAGTTATCACAAGCAATTACAGCAGGTGCTAATTTATTAGGCAATGAAAGCAATTTTCCTTTTATATTAACAAGCATACTCGTCATAACTTCTTCAATTACTCCCGCTGGATGTAACTGATTCTTTAACTCTGATATTTTCAAGGCTTTCAATTCCGTATCTTTTTTTATTTTCTTTATTTCTTCCCTAATTTTTTCATCTTTCAAATCCACATTTGCATCATTTTTTAATTCCAGATACTCAATATATGAATGAACACTCTCCAAAAATAAATATTTATTTTGTCCGTTTTTTTTGATGACATTTTCCTCTGCCAAACGCCTTAGATGCCTTTCACTCAAATTCAATATTTTAGCCAATACAACACCTTTCACAACCTCGTCATATTTCGCTTCCATTTTCACCTCCTATCGGACAGGACATGAACTTAAAAAAAATTCATATCCGGATGTTTTCCGGGACTCGCCAGACCCACAGGGCAAAAAAAATCTCTCCAAAGTACCTTTTTTTATTTTTTTGATATTTTGTCTTTTATCTTCTGTGCCGTTTCCCTAATCTCTTTGTCCATCTCTCTTTTCTTTTTCAAACTTTCTTTACACCTATCAAGATACACATCATATAGCTTTATCTTTACACTATCTATCTTTGTATCTAATTTATTATTTATATTCTCAAGTTCATTCAAAAGCCTAAGGCCCTCATCAATCCTTTTCTCAATATATTTTCTTAGCCATCTTCCCAAATAATTTATAGAAATTATTAATATTAATGTTATTACTAAGTAATAAAATATAATTGCTATGACTATCATATCTTTAAATCCTTTTTAGTTTTTTTAGACAAAAAAAGAGCCACTAAACAAATAGACTATTTCTAATCTATCTATTCAGTGGCTCACCAAATCTTTGGGTTACTTTGCCCTGTTATTTATTAATTTTC